CACCTGCTGTCCAATTAGTTCCATCATATTCTTCTGTTGCGTCTGTTAGTCCCGGGGGTCCTAAAGCCCCACCCACAGCCACTCCAGCTGTTAATATTCCAATACCAGTACATAGATATCTCGCAGTTCCTAAAACATTCCCAGCTGTCCAAGCAGTTCCGTTATATTCTTCAGTATTATCTCTAACAGTAGGTGAAAGTGGAGGAGCATCTCCTCCTGTGGCAACTGCAGCTGTTTGTGTTCCAAAGCCAGCACCTTGATATCTAGCTGTACCCATAGCTCCACCGGTAGACCATCCAGACCCATTATATTCTTCTGTTTGAGTATTACCTCCAGGTCCAGCAGCAAAAGCTACAGCAGCTGTTTGAAGTCCCACTACGTTATTATAGATCATATTGTTAATCATAGCTGATCCACTCGACCATGCTTCACTGACCACCATACCTTTTAAAGTTCCTGTAGTTGAGTTATACCACATTTGACCTTCCAACGGATCCGCTGGGTTGGTCGTATATTTTTTGATTGTTTGTCCTCTAATTTCTTTAAAGGTCGCCATTAAAACTCCTAATTATTCTTTAGAAGCCACCCTTGTGATGCACCAGAATAAGCTAAAGTAAAACCAGCACGTTCTGTTGCTACTGTTAAAGTTGCGTCTGCTGATTCACCTTGTATTTTTTCTCCAGTATCAGGGGTAACTGTTAAATTATTTGTGTCAAAAGTTCCTGCATAATCTACAACTGAAACTTCATCTCCAAGCGTGCCGCCCGGCAGAGTTAAATTACAAGCATTTGATGTTGTATCAATGAAATAACCATTTCCAGCAACAGCTGTTTGAGTAGCACCTGTAACAACCGCTTGCCATGATGTTCCGCCTGTGTTTTCAACCCATGCGAGTGTTCCATCTGTTTGAGATGTTAACACATAATCATTTGCGCCTGCTGCATTTTGTGGCCATGTCAAAGTATAAGACGTGCCGACTGCTGTATGGGATTTCATTCCTATATATTTATCATCATCTGTATCCGCTAATCGTAGCTCTTTCTGAGAATTAATAGTAAGTCCAGTTCCAGCGGTCCAGACTAAATCTGCATCTCCACCGAAGGATCCTGAATCATTATATTGAATTTGTGTATCGGAACCTGCTGGTGCAGTTGTTAATGAAACTTCTGTTATATCTGGATTAGTACCATCATTAGCAGTTGCTACTAAAACTCTCCAATCTTTTTGTGTAGATGTCCAAGTAAAACTGTCTCCTGAACCAGATACATATTTAAATTGCACAGTGTAAGCTCCGCTTGTACTGTTTTTAATAAAATACCAGGTCTCTACATCGAGAGGTATAGTTACAATTTTATTTCCTGTAATCGCTTGAGCAGATTCAGCTCCTAAAATAATAACCCTTGTTGCAAGAGTTGCACCTGTTGCTCCATCATCTACTGCTAAAGTAGTTGTGTTTGCACCTGCACCATCTGCGTTAAGAGTTTGAACTTTATATCCTGCAGATAGTTGTTCTATAAGTTGTAAATTTGTATTTGTCTTTGTTCCCCAAGTTCCAGCGTTCTCGCCGGTAACCATTAATTCGACTCCCAAAGGAGTATGTGTAGATGGCATAAGTTATCTCCTAATTAATACGATCGTGTATCTTTTTATATTTAATATTAGTCATAATGTCAACATAGATTAAACACGAGTTACGCGTGTATAACCCGCTGCTTGAGTTCCAGTGACCCTAGTATATCCGCCTGTTTGAGTTCCAGTCACAGTAGAATAACTTGCACTTTGAGTTCCAGTAATTGCCTTAAATCCTAATGGAGCTACATTTCCTAGAGTTGTAGTAGCCGTTAAACCTAAACCAACCAAACTACCATTCGTAAGTTGAGTAGTTGTAGCAGTTCCTAGAGTCGTGCTAGCTGATTGACCCGTTAAAGTATGTAAAGTTACTGGAGAAACGGTAAGTGTACCCAAAGATGTTGTTGCAGATTGACCTGTTAAGGTCATTGTAGGATTGGATGAAAAAGCTAAAGTTCCAACTGCTCCTGTAGCTGATAATCCTAATCCAACCAAACTACCATTCGTAAGTTGGGTAGTTGTAGGAGTTCCTAAAGTAGTACTCGCTGATAAACCTGTTAGTCCTATGGAATGATCATCAATAGATACATTACCATATGAAGATATAAGTGATTGTCCGGCTAGTGTAAATGTAGCGTCAGATTTTGTAGTTAATGAACCAACAGTAGATGTCGCTGACAGACCTGTAAGACCCATCAATTGATCTGGAATTGATGCCAAACTTCCAAGAGTTGTTGTAGCTGATAAACCTACTAAAGTATATTGGGCCGCGTCAACAGAACCCCAACCATTTTCTCCCCAGTTAAGTGTGCCCCAACCAGGTTTTACTTCTGTTGTTAAAGTTCCAAGAGTTGTTGTAGCTGATAAACCAGTAAGAGTTATTGTATGATCAGAAAGATCTCCCCATTCAGAATCACCCCAAGCTTTTGCACCCCAACCTGTTGCTAAAGGTGTAGCTTCGTTCCAATAAGCCTGACCCCAGGTTAATCGGCCCCATCCTGAAGAAACGTCTGCCATGAGACTTTCCTATGCTATCTGAATGATTGCGTTGCCTGCTGTTTGCGCTGGAAATTCAACGGTGAATGTACCAGAAGTTACGGTTTTATCCGCACCAAAATTAATTGCACATACCGCTTTGTTTGAATTTGTTGAATTATAAATTAAACAACCTCTTGCTGTAAATGATGCAGTTGATCCCCAACTTGTACTTGCAAATAAACAACATGCAGTATCGCCAGACAATACAGGTGTTGTACTTGTTAAAGAATTTCCACCACTTGTATATCCTGAACCTGTTGTTGTAACTTCGTAGGTATCTGTAGGATCTGCAGTTGGATCAGAGGCTGCTGCCCATGCAGTTGTTGATTTACTTAAAGTTGCACTATTGCTTGAATACAAAGCTAATTTAAATGTGTCCGTACTACCAGTAAAATTATGACCCTCTACTAAAATTTCTTGTTTAAAACTATTACAAATTGCTGATGTTATTGCCATAAAACTCTCCTAATTATTGAGGCGGTGACTCGATCGGTATTCTTAATGTACCATCGGTGTAATCGTCTCGTCTTCTTCTTCCAATTTGCATTGCTGCAAACTTCTGTAGTTCTTGTGTATACTTTTGTTCATATAATGTCAACATATCTGCTGGTCCTTTTAAAAATCCATAAGCTTCTACCAAACAGGCATAAAGCAGCCCTTGTGGGAAGTACCGACTAATATAGGTTCCAGAAGTCTGTGTTTCCAAACCAGGTGGAATTTTATTAAAATAGATTCTAAATATATAATTAACGTCAGGTGTAGGTGCTAAATAAATAGATCCTGAAGTAGTATCAGTTGTTCCTGTAGCCCCTCCAAACATAGAATAATATTTAGGTTTTCCTGTAACATCAGCTCCTGATGTAGTAGAACCTTGAGGCCCGGTTAATCTTCCTACATATTCACTTAAAAAAGTTTGATCTCGTCTCTCTAACCACGTACCCTTTTCAGTAGAATTAGAAGCATTAAAAACTTCAACGCCTCTCACAAATAGAGTTCCAGCTGGAACTCTAATATTATCTACATCTGCAGCCATAGTTCCTTCATCTACAAATCTATCAGAATCCATAGGAATATCATATGCAATTCTATATTCTGCATTTTCAATAAATCTACCTAGAATAGCACCAGTAAAAACAGTACTGTCTACTTCAGTATAATTTCTAATGTCAGTTTCTAAATCTGAAAGTGTGTATGCGGCCATTATGCTTCTATGGTTACCGGTCCAACGGACACTGGATAACCACCTCCTTCTATTCCCCCTGTTGTAGCTGTATCAGTATTCACAACAAAATAAAACCAGTCTGTTGTAAAATCTGTATCTCTAGCTCCAGAGACATATTTTCCTGTAGTTATAGCATAGCCTGCTGCTAATGCAATTTTAGCTCCTGTAATTCCATCCCAACTTTCTGGATTCGCATAGGCTCCTGCCGTACTTGGCATTCCTCTAAAACGATAAGTATCACCATTAGTTAAACCATGATTCGGTACATTAACATTTATGTAAGCAGATCCTGTACCATAAGTTGTAAAAGGATTAAATGGCATTAACTGTGGAACAGCTGGGGCTACTCTTGAAGGTCTTGCATGTTGTAATGCTTGAGGATCAGCTCCTATTGGATGTGGTTTTAATTGAGGTTGTTTAACTTCAAACTCAGAAGTATGAACCCATGCACCAGTCCATTCCTGTACCATTTCTCTATATGGAAATGCTACACCAGACCTGTCTGATATTGCGAGTGCTCTTCTACCTTTTGAAAATCTAGCCATTATATATTCGGGTAATAAGTTTTAGGGGTTATGTAAGTACTAGCTGGAGAGCCATCTTCTGCCGCTGCTCTAGCAAATTCATCTTCGTATAATAATTTTAATTCTTGTGTTCTTTGCGGTGCAAACTTCATAGATAAATAATATGCAAGTCCTGACACCATTGATGGAATAAATCTATAAGGAGCATCTGTTGCATTTGTAAATGTTCCAACATCCTGAATTCTTTTTACATAATAAATATTTATATAATTAGCTGCTGCTGTTGAATTAGGTAATGGATAAAGAGTAATGCTAACTCGGTCTACCAATCTTTGAATCCAATATTGTGAAGGGGTTCCAAGCGATGCTTTATTTGCTGTTGCAGCATAAGCGTCTCTTGCAACTTTAGTTAAACCTGTGTCTGATTGGGTTGTAGTATTATAATTCTGTCTATAAGTAACATTTAAAATATCTGTAATACCATAGATATTAGTTACTGGAGTAGTTGTTGCTTGTGGTGAAGCTGCTGCCGCTGCAGCACTATCAACAGAGTTTCTATAAAAATTATAGACTCCCATTCCTTCATCAGTCGCATCAACGCTAGTTGCAGAACCTTCTATTATATTTATATTAGTATTTCCTACTTCCCAAAAATGTATGCCTCTATTGCCCCATTCTTGAAAAAGAATATTTAATGATCTTCGTGCTGTTTTAAGTTGATGACCTGCAGTTCCTACTAAACCAATACGTTCATACGCATCGGCTATAATTTCATCTATAGAAAAGTCCTGGTCAAAACTATATGCTCC